AACTCAGACTCAAATATAATCTGAGGAGTTGTTGCAAGTTGTGATAGTTTAAACCACTGTAGGAAAGTTTCTGTAAAGACTTGACCAGAACTACTAATGTTGTATAAAATATCATCAGCTTCTTCTAAAGGACAATTAGCGTCAATCTTGTTATTCTTCAGAGATAGTGCTTTTGTAGGAAATGTTAAGTCTGTACTTACAACTACCACATCTGCATTCTCCAGTTTAATAACTCTTTTGAAAGTTTCTTCAGAGATATAAAGCATATCTCTTTTAAAGTCAACATTCTTAAAGAAGAATACTCTATCTTTAGTCTTCATAGTACCACTTGGAAGGGCAAGTGTTTGCTTAATAAATTTTACTAAGTCTTGATTAGCATACAGAGTTTCCCCTGATGCAAGTTTAATTATCTTTGGTGTCATTTAAGAGAACATCATTTTCACAATCTCCGGGTGGAGTGTGATATATTGTAATTTAGTAGATTGTTGTTTAGCACGATCAGACATAAACTGACGAGCCATATAGAACTTAAGATCTTCCGAGAAACAGTTGTGAAGAATCATGTTTACAGCTTTGGTATTCTCATCTTTACCCCACTTGTCATGGTTACCATAGATAATATAGTTTGTAAGACGTGAAGCCATAATACTAGCAGTAGCTGGATTGTAACTATCTTTAGTTTTGTAGTTCCCACACACTTTATTCAGTTCTATTTGTGCTTTCTCAGAATCCATCTTTAAGAGTTGATCTGGATGTGGTAACAAGTCCATTTTATTATGAACAAAAGTAATAAAGTGATCAGTAAATCCTTTACCTACTGAACCATCTCCACAAATCTTTACATAACTCAGAGAGTCTGTAAAGTTTTTAAGACAACCAATATCAGTGAAGAACTTAGTCATGATACGAGCATTATACTCTTTACCACCACCAATACCATCATGTTTCTCAGAAAACAACTCTCGATTATTTAGAACGAAGTTTATACAACGACCATCAATACCATCGGATTCTGCCCATTGTGCCCAACTATCTACATCAAAGATCATCTCTACATATCTCATACGAGTCTTTTGAGCATGATCCAAACTAGCTACTGAATACTCACCATTGTCTGGATTTGTAGTCAAAAGAATAACTGAATTCTTAGGTAATTCCCATGAACCATACCGATATTCTTCTACCAAAGTCATACATGCTTGCATTACCATCGGTAAACCTCGGGTAAAATCATCTAGTAAAAGTACAAACTTTTCATCTGGATTCACTTCTTTCAACCAGTGTGGAACAGCATAAGCCATTCTAGAATTACCTGTATATTTACCACCTTCTTGAATACCATTCTCACTAAACTCTGCTGGAACCCACCTAGTTTGACTAGATACAACATCTCCCTCTCTATCAAAGAATTCCATTTGATATTCTTTCTCAGGAAAACCTACTAGATGACCCAAGTCATCAATCATTGCAGCATTAATTTGGTGGAATTTATAACCAAGACTTTGAGCTGTTTGTTTCAACAGACTTGTTTTTGCAATACCTGCTTTTCCTTCTACACATAGACTGGTAGGTCTTAAACCTCTTCCAATCTGAGTTTCGCAGTTATCAAAATACTGAAGCAGGTGTTCCCGAGTAGCAGCGGGAGTAAGTTTAATACGATTTGTTTCTTTAGACATTTTCTAATTTTTGTTCTTTAATTGTATAATCGAATTCAATGCTGAATATTAACCAGCTTAACATAAATCTTAGTTCATAATCATTAATTCCAAGAGCTATTCCTGGAATTAAATCAATATTAAAATTCCTTGTATTTGGAATTGTCATCATTCCAAATATTCCAAACTTTTTATAGTTTAGATTAAATGTGCGCCAATGTTTCATTATTTGATGTGTTTCATATTCTTTAATCGTTTTATATTCCCAAATAAATCCTCTAGATGTTTTTTGTACTCCTCTTGCAGCACTTGCTATTCTTGCAGCAGAAACTTCGTTATTATTAGATGCTTCCTGTACAGATTTAAATATTTCAATGATTTTGTTTGTGTTGGGACAAATTTTAGCAATAGGTTTGTATAAGTTTTTTCTTTTCCTTCCAATATGAGATGTTGAAATTTTAAACTTATGTTCCTCTGAAAATTTTCTTCCTTTACCAATTAAACTCATTTTCCTTTTAGTCTCTTCAGTATGCTTCATACCTAAAGGACTACCTGCAACTTTATAATGATTGTATTCAGGTTTTAAAATATCTAAATACTGTTGTTCCAATGCCAATAAAATATCTTTATCTCTATCGCAAGTTTCTAAGATCGAATAAGTAAAACAATCATTACCATATTTATTATACGCATTTTGTAAGTATTTACAATGATGAGTATTTTTTAACAAATGACTTTTATGAAATTTCCAACGATTTTCAATATTTACAGAACTACCAATATAACATTTATTATTCCGAGTATTGAATATTTTGTAAACTCCTGAACTCATTGAGGCTTTATAAAAAGTTTTTTTCCGTTATGCTGTTCTATAGCTTTTCCATCCCCACTGCTACTTATAACCCAAAGCATGGGTTTATTTGCATCCGGAGGAAGTTCTGCGTAAGAGTCCGTAAAATAGATCATGCATGAATATTCTGGATGAGTATTAAAGTATTCAATTGTTGGAGTGAAATAAGTTCCTCCTCTACCATACATTTGAATTTCTGCAGAACCTTTGTAAATATAAGGTTCATAGATCTTTGTATCTACACAAAGAATAGTGATAGTATGTCCAAACTTCCACAAGTTGTAAATTTCAGACATAAACTCTTCTAGCTCTCCATTACTTACGGAACCAGAAGTATCAATTGCACACAAAATATTGTGTTTGAGTTTAATCTTAGTACTAGGAGTTCCTTGAAAATAAGGATTTGGTTTAAACCTCGATTGTTTAGTGTAAACTTCAGATGAATTGCCAACCCAAAGTCTTACATACTTTTTCCAATCAAACCTTGGTGGAGTTTTATGTAAAGCAATAAGAGTAGAAATCTCTCCAGGTGTAGAACCTGGTCTAGACTTTTCCAACTCTTGAGAAGTGTGTTCCATTCTCCAGTTAATCTGGTTTTGAATTACAGCTTTATCTGCTTCACTTAACTCTTCAATTGCTTCCCAAAAGTGTTCAGCATCTCCCAACTCAAATTCCTCTGGAACTTTGTTTTCAAGCATTTTGTAATAAACGTCTCTACCTGATTTAGGTGGACAATCTACTCCAAATTCTTTCTTAACACTTTCCAAAGTAATACATCCATCTGGAAGATGATCCTTAGCAATGTACTGGTTTATTTCCAAATCAGTAGCTATATTATCCAACTTTCTATTTGGGTAACTACTACCAGTAATTAAGTGCATAAAACATAGATGCATCATCTCATGTTTACACACTCCAAACTTCTCCTCCAGACTCATTCCAAACCAGAACTCTTTGTTAATGTAAAGTATTACATTTACACCATTTATACCTACAGCCATTGTAGGCACTTTAGTAGTTTCTTGTTTGTCTAGTCCTATACAAAATAGTGCGTAGTAAGGGTCCTGTGTCATGAGTAGTTTACGTAAAGTAATACCCACATCTTCGTACAAAGTGCGACCTTCCATTATTTTTTAATTTTAAATTTCCAAATATATTCATGTTTTACCTTTTCATTCAAATAATTTCTAATAGTACCACGATTTACTTTTATATAATCAGCTGCTTCTTGAACAGATGTAAATTCTTTAATTGTTTCTAAAGTTTTCCTATCTATTTGAATAATCTGTTTACACATTCGTAATCTAGTTTCCTCAGATTTCTTTTTTCCTATACGACTTTCAGACATTTTTAATTTACTTTCTACAGAACAAGTTTTACCTGTAGCTCTAATTCTCATCTGTTCAACAACTTCAGGACTTCTTTTCTTTCCAAGTTTTGACAATCGGAGTTTCATTTTAGTATCATCAGACCTCTTTATACCTAAACATGAGCCAGCTACTTCACAAGTATTATATTCAGGGTTGATTGCGTTTAAAAAGTACTGTTCTAAAGGAATACATTCTTCAATTTTACACTTTCTTAAAATTTTAAATACGAATGAAGATTCTCCTCTTTTATTCCAAGATGATTGTAAATGCTTAGTGTGATGATAATTACCTTGTAATGCAGTTTTATGACCTCTAAGCCTATCCTTAACAGTTGCACTAGATCCTATATAAAACTTTTCTGTAACAACATTGTATATACAATATATTCCTGGGTAATCATTCATCTACAAATTCATTTGATGAAAGATCTGTAAGATTTTCAATTTCCTTACGAACTTTCCTTTTTATTGTTGAACCTACTACAGGAGATTGATCATAGA